TGTCAATCTCTAGCTCCTGTGGTGCCAGCTGAGTTTCTACAGCCATCTTCTGCGCTCTGGCTTGTGACTCAGTAGCTTGTCCATTCAACGCCGCTGTCTGAGACTGCTGGAAGGCAAGCTGTGCCTGTTGTGCAGCCTGAGCCAACTGTTGTTGCTCTGGAGTAGGTTGTGATTGCTGTGCTGCTTGCTGTAGTCTAGCAGTCAGTTCCTCACGGTTTGACAGGTTCATGTTGTCAATGATGGACTCTATAAGCGTGTTGTACAACGGTGAGTCCTGTGACATTGTTTGCAAGAGTTGCACTAGTTGCGTTACTTCGTATTCACGAGCAATGATTCCTAGTGTAGACGTAGCATTAAACTTATAATCAGCTACGGGGTAGTTTTCAGGGTCAAACTGCATATAACGACATGCAGCTTTTCTTACAAACGGAATCAAAAAACAGTCTTGGAAGTTTATTAATGTGCGTTTGTGACGCTTAATAATAGCACCAAGAGACATACTAATTCCAGCAGCGGTAGCTTCTCCATTGATACTACCGGGGATACCAGCAGAGTCAATTGCTCCTGTAGCCATTTGTACCATTCTTTGTAAAGCATTAGCCTGCTCAAATGTAATCTGACTTACTTGTCCAAAGTTAAAAGGCTGTAATACTTGCCGTGGGTCGCCATTGGTTAAAAGTATTTTACCGGGACGTACTTCTGGCCTAGAGCCTCTAGGAAGCCTTGTAGCGTCCATAGCGAGCATTGGATGCACAGTAAGGGATAAGGCATCAATACGTGCGCGAAGCTCTGTATCAAGCGCTTTTTGGCTGTTATAACCCTTTTCGCAGACACCACGACCCCAGAACCTTCCCGGCACTACGTCCCAAGGAAAGGCTACAATAGGTCGATCTTCCATCATGTATGGGTTTTCTTCAGCCTTCAAAAGTATTCCACCGTTTGCAACAACAACTATTGCTTCAACGTAGTAGCTTTCTTTTGTGTCTTCATCTTCATCGACAAGCTGTTCAATCTCAGCTATATCCTTATCGTCTTCCATTAGAAGTTCTTTTTCTGACTTCATTAATAGATGACGAGGAACCTTGCCGTAGTATTTTGTTAGACGTACTTTGTCGTCGTCAAAGCTAGATAACTCTTGGTCAGGCTCTAGCTCATAGTCTCTTGGAGCGTTACCGACGTACACATCAGCGTAAACTCCTGACTCCTGTAATTCCTCGACAAGATGGCGGGATACAAACTCATCTACAGCAACTCCTAACGCGTTTTCAATAGTGGTAGCAACAGGGTCGATGAGAAAGTTTTGAGGAAGAATGGGTCGCAGCTTGACCATTGTTCGGTCAGTCACATTAACGCCTACTGCTGTCAACTCGCCATCCATAATGGGCTGGGTAGCGGGAGCCATTTCTTTGACTTCCTCAAGAACTACCTCACCAATCCCTGTTCCAAAGACTGCTGAATTGATGAGGCATTCTCCTACGGACTGACGTAGCTTTGCTTTTTCTAAGTCAGTGTGGAGTTTGGTTCTCAGGTACACAATGTCCTGATTGTCCTGATCGTCCATGTCATCAGTAATACTGAAGTATTTACCGCGACCAAACGTAGCTTCTTCAATCTCCGCTACGCTAGACTCTACTGCTTGCTGTAGAGCAGGGCTAATAATTCTGCTTCTTTCGCTTTTTCTGTCTGAATCTTGTGATGCCCAGATACCGCGCCAAAGCCTATAGTATTCTTCGTTGCGCTCAGCGTAGTTAGTTTCGTAGTGGTCACGCCAAGTATTACACTTATCCATGACCCAATCTTCGACATGCTGCTCAGTAGCAATAGTGTCGTTGTCACCATACTCCATAATTATACCTTACGCGCTGGTTTAGTTTTCTTAGCTATCTTTTTAGGTTGCTTACTGTGTTGTTTTCCTGCCGCCGTATCTTTTCTTTTCTTACGGGTTGTTGCAGAGTATTCTTTGGAAGACAACGACTTTATAGCTTTCTCAGGCAAATAGCGCTCTCCAGTGGCTTTTGGGCCTTGAGTGCTGGGCTTACCTGACTTTGTACGCCACTTTTGTTGAGTCCACTTTTTTAGGGACTTCTGTGGTTTCTTAAGACTCGCCATTACTTTTTCTTCTTATTGCCGCGAAGTTTCTTAAAGTCTGCTCCTGTAATTTTATTTCTAGGCTTTGCTACTTTAGCAAGTTTCTTTTGCTTTGAACTGTATTTATTCATCGGCATTATTTTTTACCCTTAACTTTCTTTTGTACGGTCTTACTCAAATCTTTGAAGTGATACAGACGTTGACTTGTTTTGGTATGAGACTTGTTTGTATGTAACTCACCATTAGGCATCTTGTGTGTATTGCCCTTCCATTCCTTGCCTGCTTTTGTGTAATGTGGTACTCCTTTCATCGGTAGCCTCCGCCTTTGGCTTTGTACTCTTTGGCAAGCATCTGGGCTTTACGCGCCGACCACTGGCCGGGCTTACCACCTTTACCACCTGCCTTAATCTTGTTGAATAAGTTTTTACGCATGGTGGGCTTTGTGTAGTTTCCAGCTTCATTTACTCTTGACTTAGGTTTTTTTGTAGCCATTAGTACCCCGTTACTGTGTCCAAAACTTCATGGTCATCTATTTCAAAGTCGTATGTGTACGCTATCTTAGCCAACTGATCTATGTAAGCCAAAGCATCCACAAGGTCATCATGTGTCAATGGGTCAGGAAATTGAAACAACTGGTCTAAGAACCGACTGTTCCATTCACCTTTGGATAAGGTAATGAAACCATTTTCAAACCTGCCCTGTAGCGCCCACATGACCCTATCAGTCTTCTTTTTGTTCCCGTGGGTCAACTCATCAACCCTAAAGAACATACCGTATCGCTTCATCATGTCCGTCAACGGGGACATAACAGCCTGTCTAGCAATACCTTTCTCTATCCCTATGCCTACTGGTCTGTAGTCTCTGACAACCTCAAAGATCTTTCTAGCTGTCTCAGACAACTCCCAGCGACCGTGGACTATGTTTTCTACATGCCAATGCCCATTGTCATTGACCTTGACAACCGCTATGGCTGTCTCGTCCAGTTTACTGTTCTTAGTACGTTGCTTATTGACTTCCTCAAAGCCAGCTAAGTCAATAGCTATGTAATAATCACCGTACTCAGGAGACTCACTGAACTTAACCCAGTCCTCCTTAAACATCTCAGAGCCTCTGGCCTCAAAGGACGCCATGAACTCTTGCCTAAACGCATAGCTAGACATACTCTTTTTAGCTACGTTTATTTCTTCCTTGTCCAACAAAGGATTGTCGTAGCTTGTAAAGTGCCATGCTTTGTACGTTGGGTCATCTTCTAACTCAGCGTACTGATACAACTCATAAAAGTGATTACGTCCCATTGGCGTACCAATGAACAACGCATTCCCCTTTTGGTCAGCCAAAGCTGGCCTAAGAATCTGCTCGAATACTTCAGGCTTCATGTCTGCGTATTCGTCCATGACCAGAAACTTCAAGGAGACACCTCGCATAGTCTCTGGCCTATCTGCACCTTTCAACGATATTGTTGCACCGTTGATTAGTTTTATCTGCAAATTGTTAATATGACTAGACACAATGACTGGATTACCCAGTTCTAGCAATGTCTGCCACATGATGTCTCTAGCCTGCCCCTGTGTAGGTGCAACGTAGAAGACATGACCTTTACCTGCTTCTAAAGCATTGACAATCAGTAACCATGCTGCTAGTCTGGACTTACCAGTTCGTCGCCCAGCAGCGACAATCTTAAACCTTGTACTGTCATTCCATACGTCTTGTTGCCATGGAAGTAACTCTATGTTTAGGTCAGTCACCTAGTAACACCACACAACAGGACTAGACTTTCTAGTGTCAACATGCACAAAGGTCTTAGCGACACCTATACCGTTAAATCCCATAATCATAGCAGCCTTAATAATCTTATGGCGCTGAGCACCACCGTTGACCTTAATATCAGCAGCTATCCCTTGAGCATGAGTCCCCGGCTTGTCTTTCTTAGCTTCTAAAGAATGCTTAGGAGATCTATAGCCACTTGTGATTACAAAAGGAAACCCGCAGGCTTCCCTAAGTTCATCAAGTTTCATAATGAACTCTGGGTCTATTTCGTTTTCACCTGTCTCTTGACACTTAAAGTCATCTATCTGAAAGTATTTATATATCACTTTCTGTGAACTCTCCTTCAATGGTATTGTCTTCACTTGGGTCATTGACAGTTGTGGCAACTTGTCCAACACCTGAGATAGTAATTGACACACTTTGACGACCACTAGCTGAATCCTTTTCAAAATAACTTAATGGTAGCATTCTGTCCATAACTAGTTTCCATGCTGCTGCTTGATTCTTATGGTCATCGTTAAGAGCAGCATTAAAAATACTTTCCAGAACCTTGTTAGATTTAGGTGAAGCAAGCATTCTAGCCTTATATTCATTAATAATGCTAGCGTCACCCTTTGGACGCCCAACTTTACCTCTGTTTCCAGCGGTTTTAGAGACTACATCAGTTTTCTTTGGTCTACCTCTTTTTCTTTTAGGTTGATCCATAAAGTATTTACCTTAGTACCTAAGAATACCTATTTATTATAGCATACTTTTGTCTAAAAGTCAAGGATTATTTTAGATTATTTAGTTATTATAGACTCCTTTTAGTGTTGGTTTTGTAAATTTAAGTTTTCTTTAGGATACAAGAGGTTACTTGAGAGGGCTATTGGTCAATTTAACCTAATTTTGGCTTATTTTGTATATGGCCGGGTACTATAATAATACAATACTGCGTCAGCCCCCCCCGTCCCTCAAGTTTACCCCCGTGCCTATAGTTGGCATGAGAATTGCATAGGGAAACTTGGCACGCTTCTTGCACTCAAGTATCCTTTGGCACGCTTCTTGCACACTGTCGCCGCTTGAGACAACCTGAGACAACCTGAGACAACCTGAGAATGTTTGAGAGTGAGTGTCGTTATAGTACCCCTTAGCGTTCTTCAGTATCCCACAGCAACATGAGCAAAATTAAAGTTAACCACCAACTACCATGTAAACGTTTCACTGTACGGGTTTTCTTGTGTCTATATAATGGAGCCATCAAGACAACAAACGAGGTTTAACAATGTCAAAACTAAATGGCCCAAAACTCAAGCGACAACCACTGCCCAAGGTAAACGGTGTTGTGCTGTACGATGGCCCTAGTGTCTTAGATGGCAAGCCTATAGTGGTGGTTGCTACACTTAACAGTGCCAATTCTAAAACAGGTAACATGATTCAAACTTGGATTATCCGCAGCGATGTTCACCCATTGGAAGCATTAGACACCGGCGAAGATTATTCTATATGCGGCACTTGTCCTCACCGAAAGCGTACTTGTTACGTTAACGTGGGACAAGCACCAGCAGCAGTTTACCGAACATACAAAGCAGGCAAGTACCCCACCTTTGATGCTACGCTGCACGCTGGCCTGTTTATAGGGCGCAAGGTTAGGCTTGGTGCATATGGTGATCCAGCCGCAGCACCTTTCGAGATTATGCAACAAGTAGCGGCGCTATGTATTGGACACACGGGATACACTCACCAAATAGCACACAAAGCATTCGACAAGCGCTTTTTGTCCTTGTGCATGGTCAGTGCAGATTCACCTAAGCAAGCGGCCAAGTATCAGGC